TTAAAATTCACTACTATTTTAAAATCCTTTTTTTTCTTAAATGAATATAAGCACATCATAATAGTAAAAATGAAAAAATTCCAAAAACGTTTGAATTTACACGTTAATGAAAAAATAGCTATGTTATATTGTTTAAATCTCATAGAAGAGAGCGTTGAAAATTGGAAAACTATTTCATATGATAAATACCAACTTCATGTAAGCGGTATTAACTAATAAGTATAAATAGTTTATTTAATAATGTAATTGAAAAAATAATATTTTGATATGTTTTCAATAGAAATAAATTTATGTGATGGGATAACAATATCATCCCCAAGGATTGCAACATTATCTAAAATAATAGGAGCGTTTGTTTCAATTTTATAATATACAACCATAAAAAGATTAACAATAGAACCTAATAAATTAGTTAGAGCAGATCCAGATATTAAACCTTTATTTTTATTATAACAAATAACTTTACCATTTATCCTATTAAATATTAAACAATTTTTATGATATTCAACAATCTCAAAAAATAACTTTTCTTCATTTTTGCTTGATAATACAAGATGTTTTCTTAAGAATGAAAAAGCTAAATCAAGTAAAGTATTATTTATAGACAAGTCAAATTTCTCAAAGTCTAAAGATAGTATAAAAGGATAAGCTTGCCATTTTAAATAACGTTTTGATAAATCAATAAAAGTATTTCCAAGAACATACGCTGTATCTTTATTTTGTTCAAAATACAGAATCAGATTATGAAATAGTCTTTTTTCCAAAATCGCGATGAAGCTAGAAACAGGATAAAAAGTTCTAAATTTTAATTTATTACTTCTAGAAACCTGAGTTCTATATAAAATTGATATTGGATAATTCAACAAATCACCAGTAGGATTATTATAATAAAGATCACAACTTTTTATTAAATAATCACTTATTATAGACTTTTTAACATACCAAGGAAAAGATGAAGACGTACTCTTAGGAATACTATGATATGCTATATCCGAACTAGTCGGCTTGAAAAATGTTGAACTGATCCGCAACATTTTACCCATTTTCAAGAAAGTCTCCTCAATTACAGTTTGATCCAAAAACAACGAATACCTTTATCCGACATCATTCTGAAAGCAATCAATCTGGAATTTGTATCTGCAACATCTATAGGTCCAGCTTCAGCAATCAAAA